TCAAGATAATATTGATTAACCTTGTATTCTCGCAAATTTGGTTATACAAAAGTCTTGAAAAACTTGCATCTAGTTTCTGAATGATCAAAGCTAATCTAAAATCATTATCCAGATACAAGTCATCATTCAACCAACTTAAATGACTATTAATCTTATCTTGAAAGTCCGTCATATTCTTCTGATACACATTCAAGAATTCATGTATATCGCCATTCCAACTAAGCACTAAATATCAACTCCTTAAACTTCTCGCTTGGCTCTGCACTCATGTCTACATTTCCAGATATACCTTTAACGCTACCTTTACTTGTAAATTGATGTAAATCATATGGATGTGTAGGTTTTAAACTATTAGCCAATGTTCCGTCATTTTGTCCGTAACTTGGTATCCAGATTGCACCAGGACGTGCTACATTCAAATTGAACTTATCGTACAAATGATTAGCAATATACAACACAATCTTGTTATCTGGCACACCTAAAGCATTGAGTTGTGACATATAAGCCTCAACTCCAGCTCTCATCTGAGTAATATCTCCACTCATCTCAATACTTTCAACATCAATCGCATAAAAAATAGGCTGTTGCTTACCTGCGACAACCTTTTGTGTACGATTATAGAAATCTCTAGCTTCTTGTTGAGCGTCTGATGTAGATGTAGCAGCAAAATATGCATATACTGCATACTTTCCACCAGCTGATATACATTTCTGTAAGTTTTCCATGTACTTTAAATCTTGGTGAGCAGAACCATGTTGAACTCGGATAATACTTAAAGTAACATCATCAGCAATTACACTAGGCCAATCAATTACCCCTTGCCACTCTGAAACATCAATAATCTTACCAATGTGTTGCGGTTTAGGTATATCTGGATTTGTCTTATCATCAAATAACACGCTCTCAATTACTATAATTCTGCTATCCAATTTCTGCAAAGCTTTTGTTAATTTGTCTATCCATTCCCAAATATTCATACTTTAGCCTCCAACAAAATTATTTAGCCATGTTTGTAGCTGTTGATTTCCACCGTATTCATTAAAACTAGAATTACCAGAATTAATAACATTGTTTGTAGCGGTTTTAAGATTATTCATAGCCTTACTAAACTGTCTTTGTCTTGAATTTTGATAATCAAGGATATTTTGAACATTAGAATTCAAAGTGATTGACGTTGGATTATCAACTGGATACGAATATGGATACCAGGTAAATCCAGTTAAAGTGAAATTAGTTGATATATTCTGCGATTTAACCATGACGTGCATGACATCTCCTGCTATTGGTTTGATATCAGTAGTTGTTGTTACATCTATAGACAATGACGGTTCTAGTTGTAGTTTCGTTTTAACGTACTCAATCATTGCGTTCTTGTCCTTAAATCTACCATCTTCAATTGGTTCTGCTGGATGCTCACCATACTTCTTGATAGATTCTTCATCACGATACATAAACGGTGCGAAGTAATAGTATTCTTGAGTATTTGAGTTTGAGCTAGTTTCTGATGATGTTTCAGTGTCAGTATCACTAGGTCCATTCTTGATTAAATTTAAAGGGTCTAACCAAGTTCCATCATTAGTAAATGACTTACCAACTGCCACATTAAAATCAGCTTTAGTTACTCCAACATGTAAATGATTTGTATCACGATAACCAATTACATCACCAACTTTAACCGTATCTCCTACATTAACTATGATATTTCTAGGGCTTGAAAATGCTTCTTGATAAACAACATTATATCCACCGCCAGAAATAACAACGTAATTACCAAGCCCACCCATGTAAGATTTGATTGTAACTTTCCCACCATGAATAGCATGAACTTCACGTCCTGGATGATCTACAGAACCAAAGTCCAATCCATCATGAAAGCCGTTTTGACGATATCCACCGTCATTACCAAATCTTTGGGCTTGCATAAAATTACCTTCACCAACATCAGGAAACGGCCAACCCCAACCGCCACTTGTTGTAGTAGTTGTTGTGGTAGTAGTGGTCTCTGTTGTAGTTTCAACAGAATATTTGCCACCAATACAATAGACCATATTAGTTAATGATGTTGAATCAGTACTAAATTTAATCTCACTTGCATTATTCAAGTAATCTATTCTATTACCACGATTTAGGTTAAATTTATCTGCTGAATATACTCTAATTTTCCGATTATCTGGATATATAATTGCATTATCCCAAGTATCAGAAATCTTAGATAACATATCAGCTCCTGTTCCGTCTTGTAATTGTTCTAATTCTTTTTTCTCAAAATTACCAATTACTTCATAGGTAAAACCAAGTTTATTATCTTTCAACCAATGGTCTAACACATCTTGAATTGAATAAGTTACTTGATTCTGATTATCCTGTTTTGTTTCATCAGTAGTTTTAGTTGTTACTTTAGTTGTTGTATTGCCTTCTGTTTTCTCGCTTGTGTCTGTTTTAGCATTATCGCTATCATCAGATTTAGCAGAATCAGTGTTGTCCTTTAGAACTTTAACGTCTGTTTGTTTATCCTTATCTTCTGGATCAACATAATCTTTATACTTTCTAATTTTTTGAACTTCAAAATAAACATGAGTAGCTGTTACTTGAACGCTATCTAATCCACTAGATGAATCATCAGCTACTTGCTTGATAATATATTCTTGATTATCCAAAAAAACAGAAGTTTCGCTTTCTAACATTTGATAAGCCAAACTTCCGTCATTATATGCAGTAAATTGTAAACTCCAAGTCTGATTTAATTCCCATTGAATTTGTACAGACTTAGGGTCAAATAAATTCAAGGGTTCTTTCTCAGCACGACCAACACCTTGAACTAAAATCTTACCTTGAAACATCAGATATAAATAAATGGAAAACTGAACGTGATATTGCTGCTATTCGTGCCACTAACAACAATATCATTCCATCCAGTATTTAAAACAATATGACCGTAATCTGTATTAACTGTTGCTGGGTTTCCATTAACAGTTGTTGAAATTCCGTCTAATAAAATTGTTTCACTTCCATTAGATGATTTATTATAACTCCAGCTAGTTCCATTAGTTGTATTAGCGATTTTTAAAGAACTACCACTAAACTTACTGATGATTTTTAAATCGTGTTTGCTAAGATAAGGGTCAATTGATATATCGCTAGGGTTGTAAACTCTAAACGATTTATCAGTAAAACGATATTCTGGATAAATATCATCTAACAAATACATACCATATTGAACCTTGGATAATTCATCGCTCCTATTAATCGAATATCGATATCCACTAGGATTGTCAAAATTAACTGAGAAAGTAGAACTATTAGCACCATCTGAAATAGGTTTAATTTCTGGAAAATTAGGATATACATATCTAACAATTGCACTCTCAACGTTAGTTCTCATCCTAATTAACTTCTTAGTAGCAAAAATACGATTGATTTGATGTTTAGCTAATTTGTAATCTTCCCATGATTCAAATTCTAAAAAGAAATTAGCTACTACTTGATATTTACCAAAGGTTGCATATTGGAATTGACTACCGTCTGCACCACTAATTTCTAAAAACTGATTAGTAGTAACTGGTGTAGAATCATCGCCTAAAAAATGTAGTCCTTGAACTTTCTCACAAATATCAAACTCATCTTGATTACCAATTTTTAAATAAAGTTTCTCCAAAAATTATCACCTCACATATTCATATAGTTACTAATAGTTTGGTCTCTGAACATATCTTGATAGAACTTATTTTTATCAAAATTTTGACTAGGTTTCATAGCTTTCAAAGCATTAACCTGTTCAGCACTCAAACCTGCTATTTGTCCCAATAAACTGATAACAGTATCAAATTTTCTTTCTAAACTTGATAAATCTGTATTGTCTTGTTTACCACCACTTAAAACAACATTTCCAGCTGATAGACCATATTTATCTCTAACTTGAGCTAAAATTTGCATTGCTCTAGTACGATTTGTTAGTGGAATGATTGCTTCTGGTCTGTTACCTTCTGCGATATGAGCAATTTGCTCTTGAGTTACAAAACCACCGTTAGCGTACCAATTATGAGCTTGCCAGAAACGCTTAGCATTAGCAGCATTACCATATCTACCTTTAATATATGATTTAACCCACTTTAATTGAGTAATTGCGTTAGTTTTCCAATCTTTACCAGCGCTAGCCATTTTATTACCTGGTAATGCTTGACCTAACCCATAAGCTCCAGAACTAGGGTTAGTTGCATTGACTCTCCAACCAGATTCATGATTAATAATCCAGTTCAAATCTTCATACCAAGATTTAGGAATACCAGCTTGTTCCATCCAATGCTTATGACTTCCAGTTGGTTTAGGACTTGTTGAATTGGAATCTCCTTCATCTTCGTTGGAGTCTATCCATTTCTTAATTTCCTTAACAATACCATTCTTGATGTTTTTGATAATGAATGAACCTAAACCTTTAGCAGTATCTATTGCAAATTGAACACTCTTTCCAACCTTTAACGAACCAGAAAAAGCACTCTCTAAAGCTTCAATAGGATGTGAAACAATGTTTTTAGCTAATTTAACACCGTCTGAAACATCATCCCATAACTTGCTAGCTCCAGACTTAATACCATTCCAAATTGAACCAAAACTAATAGTTCCTTTAGCGTAATAGTGCATATCTGGATAGTTTGCTAATCCTAAACGTTCAGTATCATCACCATTGATAACATGAGAACCTTTAGGCAAGATTGTCGTTACATTCATTCCTTTGAACATACCAACTTGACCGTTAGGATATACAATCGCTTCACGTTTACCACCATCATTAACCATTGCTAACTGTGTTTCTGGTAAACCATTAGGATAATATCTAGTAGTACCAGTAGCCCACTTAACTGAAGGGATATGTCCAATCTTCTTTACACCGAATTTGGTTATCAACCAGTTAATACCGTCAATACCACTATTAGCTATACCTATCATTGCATTGAAAACAGCACCAAAAGCTGATACAAATGTTTTTATTATTCCTGAGAACGTGTCTTTAACACCTTGCCATAATAGCTTCCAATTACCAGTAAATATACCAGCAAAAATTTCAAGTAAGCCACCGATTACTTGGAAAACATTTTTAACGATATGCTCAATACTAATCCATACCGAACTGAAAACGTTCTTGACTAAATTTAATGCAGCAGATATAACAACTTGAATACTCTTCATTGCAACAGATATAGCAGTTAGAATTAATGTAAATTTGCTAACAACTTTAACTAAAATGAAATCAAAAATATTTACAAATGCTTGCATGATATTTTTACCGTATTTATTGAAATAACTACTCATTCCTTTTATAAGTGATTTGAATCCACCACCAATCTTATTGAAAATTGGTGAAATAACACTCCAAATAGATTTAAATACACCTACTATTGCAGACTTCATTAAATTAAAATCTGTACGGATTATCTTAGTAATAGTTGAAATATAGGCAACAGCAGATTTAGGGAAAATTCTATTTAATAAGTTTTCTCCTCTTGCATTATTACCTTTGAATAAAGCAAATAGTCCATTAAAAGCCATTTTAATAGTATTAATAGTTGAAACTATTTTTTGAGCTGAACCTTTTGGTAGTAAATTATTTAAACTATTGAATGCTTTAGCTGATTTTTTATCTCCAGTGCTTGAAGTAAACAAATTAAAGATATCTTTAGTAATAGTTTTAGCACCGCTAATTGTTTTCTTTATACCCTTAATTGCAGTACGTAAATTTTTTCCAAAATTATTAATCGCAACTATTTGTTCATGAGAGAAAATTTTACTCAAGTTCATATTAGCTTGAGCTTTATTTTTACTTTTATTACCTGAACTTAATACAGTCCAAATATCTTTAGCAACATTTTTTACTTTATCGAATTCTTTTTTTACAGTAGCACCAATCCCATTAACAAAATCCCTAAACGGTTTTATTTTTTGATATGCAACAACAAAAGCAGTTCCTAAAGCTACCACTGCAGCAATTCCTATTGTTATAGGATTAGTTAGCATTCCTACAATACTAAAACCACTCATAGCTTCTTTTATTTTTTTAGCTATTGACAATCCAGTCATTAATTCTTTAATTGAACTAATAGCTGTAATCATAGAACCAACCGCTACTAATAATGGTCCAATAGCTACAGCCAATAAAGTTACACCAGCTATTGTTGATTTAATAGGCTTTGGTAGTTGAGATACCCATTGAAAGAATTTAGATAGCGACGCTGCTATCTTAGATAAAGGTGGCAATAATACTTCAGATAAACTCATTCCCATGTTAGCAGCAGATTGTTTAAATATCTTCATCTGGTTTTGAGCTGATTTTAAGTTCTTTTCAGACAAAGCACCAACATAATTTTTTTTAGGAGCTTCTCTAACTTTCTTGTTTAACTCATCAAGCTCTTTAACATGTTGAGATAAAATAATACCAGCTTGCTGTCCTGTCGTCCCAAATAAGCTCTTAAATATTGATGCTTTTTCTGGAGACTCTTTACCTTTCATCTTACCGTTAATTGCTTCAAAAATTGCAGATAAACTCTTTAAATTGCCTTGAGCGTCTACCAAATCTTTCTTTTTCAATCCTAGTTTTCCAAGAACTGAATTTTTAGAATCAATGTCTTTAACACCAGTAACTAAGTTATTAATAACTTGTCTTAATCCAGTACCAGCTTTATCAGCTTCCAAGCCGTTATTAGATAGAATACCCATAGCACTAGCAGTTTCAGATAATTCAATCTTAGCTGTTTTAGCAGTTGAACCAACATAAGACATACCAATACCAATATCAGTAAATCCAGTAGATGTTAAGTCAGCTGCATAAGCTAGTTCATTAGTTACTGTTTTAGTATTTTTTAGCATTCCAGAAGTACTATTAACTTTCATTCCAAATGCTTCTAAAACTTGTGATGAAACATTAACAACGTCGTTGAAATCATCTCCACTAGCTACGGACGCTTGTAATTCTGATTTCATAGCACCTAATGCTTGATTGGTAGTATAACCACGTTTAATCAGTTCTTTATATCCATCGCCAATTTTATTAACAGATACACCATATTGATTAGAATATTGAGTGGCGTCTTTTTGTATCCTTGATACGTTTCTTGTGGCTTCTTCTACGCTTTCGCCACCAGTTACAGCTAAGTTTTTAATTTCATTCAAAGTGTTTTTGAACTCAGACAAACTACTTATTGATGTTTTTAGTCCTGCAGCTAAACCTAAACCAGCAATAGTTGAGAAACCTGTCAACTTTTGACCTGCTTCTTTTACACTGTTACCTACAGATTTATATTGATTAGCAAGTTTTTGAGTTGAATCTTTAGCTTGTGCTTGAGCAGTAGTCATATTCTTGTACTTAGAATTCATACTGTCATAACTGGCTTGTGATTGCTGAATTTTAGCATTTAGTTCAGCAACTTTTACTTTTTGTTCCTGGGTTTCTCTAGCGTCAGCACCTTTTGCATTAACTAGCTCCTTTAATTTAGCTTTTTCATCGTCCAGAATACGATTATATTGTTGAATTTCTTCTTTTAAACTGCGATATTTGACTAAATTAGCTTCATTAGTTTTTCCTTGTGCTTGTAATCCAGTAATACTAGCGGTAGTCGTTTTCTGCAATGTTTCTAAGGATGTTCTAAGACTATCAGTCCCACGCTTAGCTTCATTCATCGCAACTTTAGCGTCATTTAGTTGACGTCTATAGTTTTCTTGAACCCTAATAGCATCGTTAATTTTAGAAGCGGTACGCATTGCAGCATTAGAATATTCGCCTTGAGTTTTTACCTGTTGTTGATAAGTTTCTCTTAATGATTCAATTTTACGTTGATTAACGTCCATTACTTTAGTCAAACTATCAACCTTAGCGCTAGCTTTCTCATAAGTTGTACCTGTTGAAGATAGTTCAGCTAGATTAGCACGCATTTCAGACTTAGCTAATCTAAATTGATTTTGAATTGACTTTAAACCGTCAGTAAATTTAGCAGCTTCCAAACCTAAAGACACTACCATTGAACCAATAGGACGTCCTACTGCCATATGTACTCCTCCTTTCTAAAATTGATTGTAGAATTCCTCAGCGCTTAATTTACTATTACTTTCAGTTTGACGTTCTAAATATTTAAAAAATGCTTCACTATCCATATCTTCAATATCTTGGAATGGAATACCATTTTCTAACAATTGTTTAGTTATATCATCTAAAGTTTCAAGCGCTTCGGACGATGTTATTTTTTTGAGTTGTCTTTATTAACTCCACCCATCGCACTACTCATGATATTTCGTAATGTTTCAACACCATCTTGCAAATCTAAGCCATTGTAAATAGCTTCTTTAGTAACGTTAGGATTGTTGAACAAATCAACTACAATATCAATCATTGGCTCTAACATACCAACTTCATTTTCTCCAGATAAAGAAACAAATTCTTTTTCTTCTGATTTTGTCAAAACGACACCATTAGTTAATTTATCTTCTAAAATACGTAAGCGTGCTGATTTCTCTTCAATGTCTTTGTTAAAATCAAGGATTTTCTTAATTTTTCCAAAGTTAATCTTACGTTGTTCATAGTAATTTACCTTATCTGTTTCTGGATCATATAGTTTAATTGAAATCATTAATGATCGCCTCCATCACCTAAAGCTGGATTTGTTACTGAATTTTCCTTGATAGTATCAACAGATTTAAATCCAGGGAACATCTTAGTTACAAAAGTTTCAAATGTAGCTCCAGATGTTTCGGAACCCTTAGCTTTAACTAGCTTATCTGAACGTCTAGTAATTGCAGAACCAGAAATAGATACATTGTTAGGTGTTTTACCTTTATCTTCTGATGTTTTTAAGTCGTCAGCGTCAACAGTAGCAAACTTAGCTTTAGCAATACCAATCCACATCTTCTTGCCTTGTAAATCTTCTGCTTCAGCAATAACAGCACAATATGGTTGTGTTACTGTTGAGTAAGTTTCTAAAATTCCGTTGTCTAACTTATCACCTAGTACTTCTGTTGCTACATCACTAGGCAATTCAACGGCTGTAATTTCAACTTTACCAGTACCTGTACCAGCATCGGAAACATAATAAGCAATGTTTGAGCCATAAACAGTGTTGGATTGACCTTGAAAGCCACTTGTTTTAAGTTCTACAGCACCACCAGAATTACCATCAATAGCAACTACTTTTGTTACTTGTTCTTTGTCGTCCATGATACCGAACAAAATACGATTGAAACCAACCGTACCAATTGCAAATTTATTATCTGCCATAATTTATAACCTCACTTTATTGTTTGATATCGTCTTACACGCAAATGCAAAACTTGAAAATCATACTCATAATTTGTATCAAAATCAGTAAAATATACTTCAAAATCACTATTTTTCAGTACTTTTTCTACTGAATTTGTTAATTTTTCTCCTGTTTTATTGTCTTTTACGTAAATATCTATCTGACTTTCAGATAATTCTCCACGTTTAAAGTTGCTAGCATAATCAAAAGGACTATTACCCAAGAAAGTAATTTGAGCAAAAGGTAACTTCTTACTTTCTAAAATCGTTTGTGGAATTTCACGCATAATAAACGTATTTGTATTATCAAATTCATCTAAAGTCTTTACGATATTTCCTATATCAATAGCGCTAATTCTCATAGGCCTAACTCACTCCTAATCACACTAGAAATTTTGCTTTCATATTCTTCTCTTGAAGAATCTATCGCTCTTTCAATAAATGGATTAGCTTTCTGATTAACAGTCCCTAACTCGACAAAATGGACGCGCCAGTAGGTATCTTCTCCAAACCCAACATTGACGTGTTCATACTGGTCTACTCCACTGACTTGAATATCATCTTTCATATGCTTGAAAGTTGTTTTCTTGCCAGTCTTTTTATCCATTTGTCTTTGAGCTTTCCACGATCTATCAGAAATATTTTCATAAGGTGTTTGTGCTTTTAGTTCTTCAGCAAATATAGGAGCAGATTCTCTAACGGCTTTGTTACTAATTCTTTTTGCTTTATTTCCTAATTTTTGCAATTCAGAAGTGATATTATCATCAATTGAAAAACTCATTAAAACACCACCTATTCCAACGATTTTTGGCAAATAATTACGTCCCACATCTTATATTGAGTGTCAATGTTGAAATTATTAATCTTGTAACGCTCGTTGTTATGGATTAACTCCATATCAGTTGTGATTCTAGGTTCATTTTGGAATCTGTGTCTGATTACAAATTGTGCTGATGTTGATAACGTGGATAAGTTTTTTTCAACGTCATTAGCGTTTTTGCTTCTCAGCATCGCAAACAACATTGGATAAATTACTTCATCTTCGGTTGCTATCTCATCGCCATATTCATCAACTTTTGGAACTCTTGGACGTACAATTTTAATGATTTCTGTTAAATCTCCAGTTTCAGCTATCATTTTCATCACTCGTTTCTTGTTTTTGAGCATAAATTCGATATTTAGGCTTTAATTGTAGAATTATTTCATTAACACCATACAAAATAGGAACTTCACCTTTCTGAGTTGTAGCAGAACGATTTTTAAAATAGTGGTCTGCTAATTGAATGACTGCTAAATCATATAAATAGTTATCAGCATAGAAATCTGGATACTTAGTACCAATTGAATTTTGTACTTTAGATTCAGCAGCGTTCAAACATAGCGTTAGAACATCATCAAATACGTCACTATCAATCGCTATTGCTCGTTTAAGTCGGTCTAAGTCCATTATCTACACCACCTAACCAACTAATTTTAATAAATCAGCTTTAGCAGCACTAGATGAGTAACTAATACTATGAGCATCTAGATATGCTTTGATTTCAGTCACTGTATTAGCATCAGTTGGTTTTACGTTTCCCTTAGGGTCAAATTTGGCAACCCCACTATCAGGCTTCTCAGTTGGTCCACTGCTTGAGCCTTGTGGGGAAACTATTTTGACGTTACGTCAGCAATACGGAATGCACTAGCTAATAAAATCTTGTGATCGAACCATGCTGTTAATTGGAAATTGTTTACACCCTTGTCATAATCTTTCCATTGTTCGTATAATGCAGAAGAAATTTCATAGTTTAGTTGAGCATACTTGAAGTTACCTACAACTGGTTTCTTAGCTAATTCAGTGAAACGAACTGGGTAACCTAAGATTTCTTCAGGAGCCTTACCGAATAATGAAACTGCTCCATTAGATAATTCCTTAATCATCTTCAAGTAATCTGGACGTGTCATATAAACTTTAATGTCAGATTGGAATTCATCTGCAATATCTCCTGCAGCTTGTGTAATAGCATCAAACAAAGTGTCGCCACTTACTTTCTTGATATTGTTTTCTGTTGAATAGAAACTCATTTCTTCTTCACCAGATTTTGGTGTTTCAGCAAAAGCTACTTTCTTTTCTTTACGTGCTAAACCAGCTTGCAATTGAGCATTTACATGTTCTACTAAGTTTGTATCAGTACCATTTAGAATTGCTTCAGAAATAGCTACTTTAAGTTTTGTCTTGTTACGTCCAAATTTAACTGTATCGCCTTTTACTTTGATTTCTTTTGCTACTTCTTGATCGTTTACAAATGAGTCATCATCAATTGTCACATCAATACGTGGACGTTCTAGGTTTGTCACTGCTGTTACCAATTCGTCATCACGTAATGGATTAGTGTCAGTTGGTTCAGCAATGATGTCATTTGCAATCGTTACTGGTAACAACTTAGAACCATGAGTTGTTGTATCGTCATCACCTAATACTTGTTTATAATCAGAAGATAACTTTTGACCACGGTAAAATTCAGCCTTAGCATGAATTAATTTTTCTTCTGCTGTCATAGTAGGTGTTTTTGTTTTTGTGAATTTAGCACGTTGTTCAGATTCTTCACGTTCTACTTGTTCTTTTAACATGTTATAACGTTTTTCTAAAGATTCTGATTGTTCTTGTAATTGCATTAAATCCTTATCAGCAACAGTTGGGTCTCCTGCTTTCATTGCAATTTCTTCATTAACTTTCTTTAATTGTGCGCCTAAAGTACCTAAATTTTGTTTCTTTTCATAAAGTGTAACTGTCATAGTTTAATTCCTCCTAATGTATTATTTACATAATTAATTTTTTCTTTCGCTTTGACAATTAGTCGCTCTCGGTTAATTGAATTACCTGGAGCAGATTGTTTAATTAATTGATTTGGAACGTGTTTATAACGTTCTAAAAACTCGCCTGGCAAACTAGCAACTGCTTTGTTTGATTCCAAGACTTCATCAGCTAAGCCATAATCAACAGCTTCTTGAGCTGATAACCATGTTTCTTCATCTAGTAATTTAACTAACGTTTCTTCATCAATCTTCCCATTAGACTTAGACAAATAAGTTTTAATGCTTGATTTTGCTATACGGTCTAAATCGTCTGCTTGCTTACGTAATTCTTTTGAATTACCCATTGCAACCGTCCATGGATTATGAATCATTAGCATTGAGTTTTCAGGCATAAAAATAGTGTCACCACTCATAGCAATGACACTTGCAATTGATGCTGCTAAACCATCAACATAAACATTAATTTTTGCTTTATGCATTTTCAACATGTTGTGAATTGCAATTCCTTCAAATACACTTCCACCAGGCGAATTGATATGTAAATTAATAGTCTTTACATCACCCAAATCATTCAAATCGTCTTTAAATGATGTGGCAGAAGTCTCTTCATCAAGCCATTTGTCAGAAACAATTTCACCATAAATTGAAATCTCACCAATGTTATCGTTGGTTTTGCTCATTTCCCAATACTTGATTGGTTTCTTTTGCTCCATTACCATTTGAACTCACCCCCTTTCGTTGTGCTGGATCCATATCTAAAGGATATAAGTCACCAGATACAAATAATTTATCTGCAAACTCGTCTTTAGATAATGGTAAATCTTCCAACGCTCTAATATCGTTAGTTGTTAAAATACCAGAACGTCTTAGCGCTTGATAGTATGCTGTACGTGCTTGAACATTACCACGTAATAAACTATTAACATTGAACTTGAAATACATTCCAGCTCGTCTTTGTTGCTCTGTTAATAGCTTGTTAGTGAGTTCTTGCTCGTATTGTCTAGCAATTGGAATTAATGTTCTTTGCACAAATTGACTCATCAAATCTTCGTTATTAGCAACGGTAGATTGATTTAAAAATGCTAAAGGAACGTTAAAAGCGTTAGCTATTCTTGTATCAGTTATCTTTTCAGTGTTTATCAAGTCACCAGATAGGAATTCTCTAGGTAGTTGATTGATTTCAACACCAGGCTCTTCAAATAAAACACCACCGTTGTCTCTGATGAAAGCTCTAAAGTTATTAACAACATTTTCTCTATCATCATCATCAACGCTTGAACCATAGGTAACCTTAAAACTATCAATCTTGCTCATCTCAGATAAACTAAATTTTTGTACCGCCAAGTCAAAATCTAAGGCATTTTTAAGCACGTCTAAAGGACTTATACCTAATAACCTTGTTGAACCAGAAATATGTTTTAAGTGCAAAATATTAGCTTCTGATACAAGCATATTCTCATTGCTAGCGGTTATCTTATACCAAATTGAATCATCATCTTGATTTTGCATAACCGTTACACACGTTGGAGATATTGGATATAAATTGACTGGTTGCCAATATTCATCTCTTTCAATCAAAACATAAGCATTACCGTATTCGTTACGGTCTGTTTCGATTTTTTGGATAAAAGAAAAAGAAGTCATTGACGGATTAGGATGATATTTTATTTCCATCGCTAAATCACTGTCTGTAACTTCTTCATAGTTCTTATATAGTTTTAGTGGCATGCTTGCCATTGCATTAGATAACTGAGTAATTACTGAAAACACTGTTTCGTTAGTTTGTAGTGTTGAACCAGATAAACTAATTGGAAAAGGATTACCTGTTACTAAATTTCCTGGACTACTAGCTTTTTTATTTCCAGTAACCAAACTCTTTATTCTATTCCAAAACCCCAAATAATCACCTCCTTATCTTAGACTGACAAATTTTATCCTAGCTTTCTTTTCTTTGACGTTTAGGTTTTCCCACAACGATTCATGAGCGTTTAGTAATGCTGCAAAACCGTCAATTTTTCGATTACGTGATTGTTTAGTTGGCATCCAGTTATTATTTCTATCTGTCACCAACTTAACATTGTTCAAGTACCATCTAAACATCAAATTATTATTAGTTACTACCTTACCGTCTAATAGCAACTCTTTCATGTTTTGCATTGGTCCACCTAAAGTAGTAAAACCCTGTCTAACAACTTTAGTGTTAAAACCGTATTGTTGTAATGACTGATTTAAAAACAACGCTTTGTTAGGGTCATAATTAATTTGTTGAATTTTATATTTTTTAGCTTGCTCAACAAACCAATTATAAACATATTCATAATTAACATATTCGCCAGGAACGATTGTTAAGTATCCTTGCTTTTCCCATTCCTGTAGTCGTTCTGGATTCTTATCAATTCTGACCCTTTCTTCTGGAACAAATGATTGCATTTTCCAAAAGATTGAACCGTCATCTAACTTAAATTCTAAGCCAGTAGCAGTAAAGTCTTCTGTTTCTGATAAGTCATATCCACCTATACATGAACGTCCTAACAATGTATCTTCATCAATTATACGTTTGTTTTTATTAATAGTTTCAATCGTTACAAATGATAATTCATCAGTAGAACTAAAGATATTAAACTGTTTTGTCAGCCAAGTAGCATATTCAGCAGGAGTTCTTTTATCCTTAATGTAGTCAGATATCAAGTTTACCGTATCCATCAAACATAGATTAGGATTAGCTTTAATCCATAATTCTGGATCGTCACTTTCTTCGACTTTATCCAAACTAGCTAAATAATAAAATGTTCTTTCATCAACATGAGCATCATAATCTGATAAAGCTTCTTTTCCATTGTCTATAAAGTCCATTAAAGGACCGTCTAAAACATATCCAGCAGTTGAAATATAAACAATTAACGGTTGTAATCTAGCTCCTCTAGCTTGTTTCATTGCTGAAATCAAGAAATAATCTTTGTATTCATGAATTTCATCAAATACGGCAAAGTGAACATTTTCTCCGTCTTTATTATTCTTTTCAGCAGACATAGGAACGATAGTAGAATTTGTTTTAGGAAATCTTATTTCAGATCGTGTAGTTACAAAACGTTTATCTAGATAAGGGCTAGCTTCAATCATTGCTTTAGATTCATCGTATAATTTCCTAGCTTGAGATTGAGCGTTTGCTAAAAAATAAATATTAGCGCCACGTTCTCCATCAAACCCAGCCATATAATCAGCTAAACCAGATTCTAATGTTGTTTTACCATTCTTACGACCAACAAAAACAACCCCTTCACGGAAACGTCTTAAACCTGTATCACGATGCACCCAACCAAACATTGAACCAACTATAAAATGTTGCCAGGGTTGTAATATCAATTGAGCATTAACTGACTTTGATGGTTTACATTTCTTTTCGATGAACCTAATAGGTCTATGTGCTTTTTCTTCATCGAATACCCAAGGAAAATCTTCATCTCCTTGTCTTTCCAAGTCTTTTAAGTGTCGTTTACATGCTAAAATAACATTTTTACCAGCTGGAATATCACCTTCAACAACCATTTTAGCGTAATAAGTAGTTAGAACTACTGGGGACGGTTTATCTAAATAAGCCCAACCTAGCATTGATTTTCTATAATCATTCCACCATTTTTCTAATTGGGTTTGATTATATTGTAAAATTTTAGAAGTCATCGTCATCATCACTTTCATCGTCTAAATGAATTGCTAATGACGCTCTAGCAGAAGGAGTTAATCCAAGCATGTTAGCATATTTAGTTAATGCTGCTGACGCATTTCTCTTTTCACGAATTAAAGGATTAACCCTACCGTCAATCATGTTACCAGTCTTTCTAATCTTACGTTTATAGGACAAATAATCATAATACGTATCGCAATATATTGCCAGGATATCCACGTCTACATCAGATAAAATTCCAGTTGGTTCCATAAGCTCTACAATACGTTTAAAGTTCTTTTTTGCTCCAGGTTCTAACCAAGAAGGTGGTTTTAAATTATTATTAGAGATTTTTAGTTTTTCTTCATTCTTTTTCCTTTTATAAATTTCTTTTTTTGTTAAATTATTAGGATTTCCTTCGTATAAATGCATCATCGCACTTTTAGCTGCTTGTGGCATAAAAATTAACTCCTTTCTTCCAGATTTTGAACTACTTTTTTTGATTGAAAAACGAATTTATTGCAAACGAAAGTCATCACCGTTGATTTAATAACGTTTCTAGCGTTTTCACAACCTAGGGGGGGCTATAATTTAAAGTCTGGATTTGCTTTAAACACAAATACTTCACGTTTCTTTTCTTTCAGTTTTTTGTATTTGTCTTTAGCTCCACTAGGCTTTTCTCTATGTTCTTGGTTGTGATGTTCCAAGCAGATAGTTTCTAGATTATCTAATTTCAATCGTTTATTAAAATCATCTTTGATAGGAACGATATGATGAACTGTATTAGCTGTCCTAACTATTCCTTGTCTCAAACACTCTTGACATAGATAGTGGTCTCTAGTCAGTGCTTGCTTACGCGCTAACTTCCAAGCCTTGCTATGATAGAACTTGATGTACTTATCTTCATAAGCCATATTAGTCTACCCACTTGACTGTAGTATGGTAATTAATATCTTTACCTTTTAATTGATTGTAATCCATAGCTTTTAAAGATTCTTCTACCTTAGATTTAGATACAGTAATCAAAGCATTAACATACTTTCCATTGCTTGCTGTCATATGATCAACTTCAAATGGTAATGCATCTAATCCTTTCATTACTTCATCAAATTCTCTTTCATCCATAAGCACAACTCTTTGAGCCAATTCAATCACTATCCTTTCCAAAACAAAAAGACCAGAGAACTTAAGAAGTAACGTCAGATACTTCAAGAACTCTAGTCTTAATGAACAAATAAAAATTAAAGTTAATAGATATAAATAATATCTCATGTGCTAATTAATAAAAGGTCGGATGATTTCTTTCTAGACAATTTATCATCATACACATCATAGCATGTATATACTGTTATGTCACTGACTTTTACATGACATTAAACCGACATTATACCGTCAGCATACAGTCTTTCAATTTGTCTTTCAGAATAACATAATGTATCAGCTATTTCTGTTAGGCTATATCTTTCTAAGAAATACAAGTCTAGTACTTCTGCTTCTAGTTGATTATCTAATTCTATCAATTTATCTTGTATTTCATTTCTAATATTAATTGATTCACTTATCATTTCATCTAATTTATTTTGTAGATATTCTTTTTGTGCTAAAACGTCATCTAAGGTTTTTTTAACTGAGCTAGAAGGTTCAGATGAATAAGATACACCTTTTAAATCATAACGTTCGTTGAGTCTATTTAATTTATCTTTTAATCTATCTATCTTCGTATGTATTTTTCGATATCGCATTAAATAAGCTTTATTATGCTTAAATTCATTGTCTATACTCATTCAAACTAAACCTCACTTAAAATTTTTTATCTTTGTAACAGATGTAACAGATTGTAACAGATTAACTTTTTCGATCTGTTACACTTAAAACCTTATTATATCAACGTTTGTAAGCCCTATTTTTGAAGTGTAACAGATGTAACAGATAAAA